CGAGGCCGAAGAGGGGGGGTGAGGCATGCCTAGTTCATACATTGCCAGTCAGAGAAGCATTCACGTCGGGATCATCGACGACAAGCGCGTCAATGACCTCGAGGACCCCTGGTACATCACCGGGCACTTCCGCGCTCTGCTACGCATGGACAATCTCGGCCGCCTCGAGGCGGACCCGTCCCAGCTCCGCGCCATGCTCTTTCCGCGCAACCCCAAAGTCACGCCGCGGAAATGCGCGGCGATGGCCCAGGCCCTCAATGACGTCGGGCTGTTTTTCCTCTACTCGGCGCCGGATGGCGAGCAATTTTTGCAGTCCGCGCGGCCGGACCGACAAAAAATGGTCGGGTCTATGCAGCGCAAGTCGGCACTACCTCCGCCTGACCCCCAAGCCTTTTTGAGTTGGCTCCGCGACGTGAGACGAGACACCCGTTTTCAGGCCCTTTCCGAAGCTGAGTGTTATGAACATGTTACTAACTTGTTACTAACAGGTTCAGAACATGGTGACAACACGTTACCACCAAGTTCGCAACATGTTAGCCCTGAAGAGAAGAGAAATAGAATAGAAAGAGAAGAGAATGAGAAGGGAAGAGAAATAGAAAGAGAAGCGGAAGCGAAGGGACCGGGCGACCCCACCACCCCCCCCGGCACCACCCCGTCGCCTCTCTCTCTCCGCCCTTCTCTCTCCGACCAGGAACGCGAGGCCGAGTTTGACCACGTCGTCGACTCTTTCCATCAGCTCGTCAAGGGCAACCTCACCGCTCAGATCGCCACCACTATCCGCAGGCTCCTCGCCGACCTCGAGCCCACCACCATCATCGACGCTATGAAAACCGGCAAGGCTCAGCTCGACCGCAAACCCGACTGGCCCTACGTCAAGGCTATCATCAACAACTGGCTCGCGTCGGCACAGTCTGAAAACGCCACCCCCGGTGAGCGGAAGGACTATGGACCGCACTGCCCCTTCTCCGTCGGGCTCATCTGCGCATCCAACTGTGCCTCTCCTGAACACTGCAGACGCCCCGACCACATCAAGCAAGGCATCATCGACGAGTGGAACAAACGGCAGGCCGACATCTGCCCCTTCTGCGAGCTGCCACGCGACCTCTGCACCTGCGATACCGACAACCCCCAGGAGGATCAAGCCCATGCCCAACAACAGCAAACCTGAGTTCGTCTTTCGCGTCCACAACGGCGGCGTTCAATTCCGCGTCAACAAGCCCGGCCACTGCTGGATCTACGCTCAACCCATCGTCGCCGATGCCTACACCGCCGGCTTCCACGCCGGTGCCTTCCACGCTGGACAAGCCTGCTCATGTGCCTTCGCTCGCCAAGTCTCTGACCTGTGCGCCCACGCGGTTTCTCAGCTTCTATCCGAGCCCTCCGAGGCTACGCCGTCCCCCCGCGGCTGACGTGCCCAAACAAACCTTGGCACTCGGCGAAAAGGCGTCAATGGTGCCCACACGCGCTCGTCGACCTGGGCGCGTTCGTGCGTGGGCGTAGTAAACAACCGCGCGCGCATGGGCGCGGCCTCGGGGCTACTTGACAAAACATGACTTTTCGCCACTTTTCGAGGCTAGTGGTTCGTACTATGCGCGGTGTGGGCATTATCGACAGGACTTGACAGGAATCGTCAGGGGTGGTAGAATCTAGCCCTACTGTGTCGAGTGTCGACGGAGAGGGGGTGACTGAGAGTGAGGGAGCAAACCGACGAGGGGCTCAAGCGCGTACAGGAGGCCAACTGCCGAGGTTGCTACTATGCCGACGCGCAGTGTGTAGGCACTGGCCGACCATGCTGTACCAAGCTGACAGCGCCCCGCTTCCGTGACTATGAGTGCCTCGACAGGCGACCGATACTCACACCCAACTGAGCCTTGGGTGTCAGAGAACAGGGGGGAGCCGAAGCCTCACGCTGGAGCCGCTAGGTAACTGCTCGAAGGGGAGAGCCCCGGGCCTGGGCCCTGGTTCCCTGGCAGCGAAGGGAAGCGGCAGGCAGGCACACCGAAGCCGAGGACGCGCGCACGACTCCTGCCCTGTTCCCTGGCAACCAACCAGGGGGAGGGGGTGATACCCGTGGAGTTCAGCAAAGACGGCAAGAACCTGATCATCAAGGTGCCGCTCGGCGCCGGCACCCCGAGCAAGAGCGGCAAGATGCTCCTGGTGGGCCAGACCGGGGGCTGGGTCGACAGCGGCGTCGACGGGCTGCGCGTCAACGTCATGGTGGGCAAGGCAGCATAACACCGAAACGAGGGGCACGAGCTCGCCAGCTCGTCGCCTCTCGCCTGGGGGTTATGCCATGGACCCGAACGACTGCACCAACACAGAGACCGAGAGCCCCGAGCCGTGCCCTACGGCTCAGGAGCCCGGTAGCCCCGAGGCCGGACGGCAGTGGACCCTCACCGGCGAGCTCGTGGAGCGACGCCCGCAGGGACGGGGACGCCCCACACAAGGCAGCCTCGATGACCTTCTCAAGCTCGACGCCTGGCACAAGGCTTGACCCACACTTGCCATAACGGTTCACATAACGATTATTGTGCGAACCATAGGCATGATTCACGCCTAGCCCCTCACGCGACCACGCGCCCCCTGGCGCTCGCGCCCTGTGTCGCCAGTCTACAGTACCCACCCCCCTGCTGGAGTCTGGCGACACCATCCCCCCACCCCGGCGACCACGCGCGCCGCGCGCCGCGCCTGCGACGACGCGCACGGGGGGGTGGGGGACTTTTGAAAGCATACACATGTGAATGTTATAGGTCGCCGCGCGCAATTTTTGCTCAAAACGCCGAGTCCAGGCGTGGGGACCCCGAAAAGTGGCATATTCCTGGTCATAATTTCCGACGAGCTTGCGTGTTTGCGCAAGTTGTCGGGCGGCTGGTGGTTCGCACTATTCGCTATTGACAAGGCTTCGGCGTTGTGTTATGGTAACTGACAACAGAGGAACAGGCACCGAAGCCCTTGACGGAGAGAGAATCAGTCGGGGGCTTCGGCTTTTTTTGGGGGAAAGATGGGGCGCTGGAAGGCAATGCTGGTAGCGATATTGAGCTACGTCGCAGGCGGGATAGTGGCGGCGGTAGCGGTGATGGCGCACGAGCGGATACAGCGGGCGGCGGTGAGGCCGAGGTACAAGGTAGAACAAGACTTCGAGATAGCGGGTGGGGTAGGGAGAGAGTTGCGTGGGGCGTGGCCGGAGGCGGAGGTGCGTGCGTGGGACGCGCGGTACTGGGGTTGCTCGATGAAGGACTGGCAAGGGGTGATAGCGGACGTGGTGCGGGACTTGCCGGTCTACAGGCAGGATCGGTTCGACTGTGACAATTTCGCGGTGCTGTTCTCGGCGCTGGTGGCGCAGCGATACGGGCTGAATACGTGCGGGATAGCGGTAGGGACGAGTCCGGGAGGGCGCCATGCGTGGAACGTGATCCGCGCTGAGGATGGGTGGCACAGCCTGGAGCCGCAGAACGGCAGGATAGACCCGAAAGGGTACCTGTGCGATTTCATCATCTGTGGGTAGTACGGCAGGAAGGAGGGCAAGTTGTGAAGAGGCGAAGGTACGGGGCGAAGCTGTGGTTTGGGGTGTTCATCGTGTGCCTGGTGCTGGCGGTGGCGAGCGTGGTGGCGATGGGCATCGCGGTGGTCGCCGACGAGGGCGCCGGTGGCAGTGGGGGGACGAATTGGGTGGCGGTGGTGACCGGCGTGGGGACGGTGCTGTTCGGCGCGCTATCGGGCCTGTTCGGGGTGAAATGGCGACAGGGCGTCAAGTTCCTCAAAGAAACCTCGGAGGCGTTGGTGGCGGTCGGTCTATGCGGCGCGGCGATGGCGACGGTGCTGGAGAAACCTGGCGACGCGACAGCAGAGCAGATATCGGCGTTACTGGACGAGGTTCGGCGAGTCGGCACTGAGTTCAAAGAGGCGATCCAGGCCGGCAAAGACTTCTTCCAGTCATTTCACAAGGTCCAACTTCGAGAGTAGCCGTCCGTGCCCTGCCGACGGTTATTTCAAAGAGGGAGTCCCCGGCTGACCGTCCCCGGGGACTCCCCCAGCCCCCGATAATCGCGTTGAAGTATTGGCTGGAGGGTTGCACATGGAGGAACCCGATGCACCTGCGGATAGACGGGTACGCGCGGAACGAAGGGCTCCTGACGGACGTCGCGGTGCTCGCCGCATGGCTGGAGGCCTGCGTGTTCTTTATCGGCATGACGGTGATCGCGGCGCCGCGGGTCGTGGCGTTCCCCGGGTCCAATGGTGGGGACATGACGCAGAAGCCGGGGCTATCGGGCGACGTGATATTGGCCGAGAGCGGCGTCATGGTGCATACCTGGCCGGAGTACGGACTGGTGATGCTGGACATATTCAGTTGCAGGCGGTTTGACGTCGACGGCACCGTAGCGTTCGTCGAGAAGAGCTTTGACATGGTTGACTGTCGATGGGATTGGACACTGCGGCCCCTGGGAATCGAGGTATAGATGGCGAGACACAGGCCGGGGAGGTCCAAGAAGCGCAAGGCGGTTGAATCGGCACAGCGGCAGTGGGCAGAGGTGCTGGTCAAAGACCTTGTACTGGAGGGTCCGGAAGAGCGGCAGGAGGTCAAGCGGAAAGTGCTGGAGGCCCTGGCGCGCGGAATCCCCACGTTGACTGAGGCTTGCGAGTACGCCGGTGTGTCGAAGGTGCAGTTCTACAAGTGGCGCAAAGACGACCCGGCATTCGAGGATGGCATCGGGCGTGTGACTGAGGCGGTCAACGAGCGGCTCGAAAAGACGGCGCTGGAGATCGCGCTCGACGAGCGCGACGGGAAGATGATCCGGTTCCTGCTGCGCACGAGGATGCCGCATCACTACAGCGAGAGAATCGGCATTTTTGGTGAGATCCGCCACGACATACAGACGGTTGAGATAGTGAAGGAAGGCCCAATCTATGACGCAGATGCTCGAGTTATCGACGACGAGCGCCAAATCGTCGCCCCCTTCTGAGATTCCCCCATTTCGACAGATCGATGGGAAGAAGCTCGTACTGCATTTCCATGCCGGCCAGACTAGGGCTTGGGAGTCCGAGGCGCGGTTCCCCATGCTGTTCGGAGGCACACAGGTCGGCAAGACGTGTTTCGCTCCGCACTGGCTCGACCGTGAAATCAAGCGGGAGGGACCCGGTGACTACTTGGCGATCACGGCCACGTTTCCCCTGCTGAAGCTGAAACTTCTTCCTGAGTTCCTCTACGTGTTCGACACCCTGTTCCACTACGGGTCCTACAACGCTTCGGACAGAGTGTTCTATTTCCGCGACGGCAAGACCAGGGTCATCTTCGGCTCAGCCACGAATCCAGAGAGCATCGAGAGTGCCACGGCCAAGGCGGCGATCCTGGACGAGATCGGGCAGAAGCAGTTCCGGCGCGGTGCTTGGGAAGCCGTGCTGCGGCGCCTCTCGCTGAACCAGGGGCGGGCGCTCGGTACCACGACGCTGTATCAACTCGGCTGGCTCAAGAACGAGGTGTACGACAGGTGGCTGAAAGGCGACAAGTCGTATGACGTGATCCAGGTAGACTCCATTGTGAACCCGGCGTTTCCTCGGCAAGAGTACCATCGCGCGAAGGCGACGCTTCCGCGATGGAAGTTCAACCTGTTCTATCGCGGCCGCTACGACAAGCCTGCTGGCCTCATCTATGACGCCTTCGACGAGGACGTCTGCAAGATTCCGCGCCACGACATTCCGAAGGACTGGCCCAGGTATGTCGGTATGGACTTCGGTGGCGCCAACACCGCAGCCATGTTCTACGCACTGAATCCCTATACCGGGGAGTTGACGGCCTACCGCGAATACCTGTGCGGCGGCAAGTCCGCGGAAGGGCACGCTGAGAGCCTTCAGGAAGAGAGCTTGGGCGAACGAATAACCAAGATCGCTGGCGGCGCACCACACGAGGACGGCTGGCGCGAGGCTTTCACCCGGGCCGGTTGGCACGTTGTCAAGCCGAGGGAGAAGAGCGTCGCCACTGGCATCGACCGCGTGTATGCCTTTCACAAGCGGGACGGGCTCTATGTGTTCGACGACTTGGACAACTATCTCGACGAGAAGCAGACGTACAGCTACAAGCTGGACGATAAGTACGAGCCCACCGATGAGATCGAGGACAAGGCGCGGTTTCACCTCATGGATGCGGAGCGATACATCATCTCGGAGTTCCGGCCGGAATTGGCGGAGGCTGGCCGCCGGGCGCAAGTCTGGCGGTACGGATAGGAGTCTGAGAAATGGCAATAGACTACAAAAAGCTCTTCGAGGAGAAGTTCAGCGGCGACTTGATGGCGCTCTACTCGCGCATGGACCGGGACAAGGACCTGTACTACCTCAAGCGGTTCATCATGACCAACAGTCAGGGGGAGGTCGTTCCCGACGTCGAGAATGTCACCCTCAACGACCCGTTCCTGTATGCCCATAAGGTAATCGCGGCAATCACTGGCGCCGCAATGCAGACTATCGTCGAGAGCCAGACACTGAAGGACAACAAGACGAGCCACATAGAGCAGTTCCTTCGAGATCTGTCGGCGATGGTGGACCTGCGCCTGTTGAACCGCGAGGTCGTCGGCCTGTTCGCCTGGGCCGCAGAGCACGTCAGCGTCCGGGGACGGCTCGCGGCCAGAGTGTATCTGCGCATGGAGAAGGGGCAGTTCGTTCCGGATATTCTACCGATCGACGCTCGGTATTTTGCCTACGAGCGGTCGAGCGACGGCTTCCTGTGGGGCGGCTACAAGACGCCGAGGTCGGCAGCGGCGATCAAGAGGGAATACAACATCGACTTGAAGCAGGACGAGAAGAAGGCCGACGTCATAGACGTATGGGATGAGGACAGGAATGTAACCTACGTCGATGATGAGAAAGTCAGGGACGTCAAGAACCCCCTGGGCTATCCGCCGTTCGTGGTCGCCATGTCGACGAGCGGCTCAATGCTCCAGGACGAGGACAGCCTCGAGCACTCGGGCGAGTCGATCTTTGCCGCGAATCGGGACCTCTACAAACAGTTGAACCTCGCCGCCACCATACTCCAGACGCTCAACGTAATGAGCTTTCGCGGACCCATGCAGTATGAGAGTGACGCCGGCACTGCTGCTGAGAAGCCGCCGCAGCCGCCCTATGGCGTCGGCGCCGTGATCCCCGTGGAGAAGGATGCCGGCTACAAGGCGATGCCGATACAGGATATTCGGCAGGCTACACGCATCTTCTACGCCATACTCGACTCCAGGCTTCAGCGCGGCAGTCTACCGACCATAGACTACGGCACGCTCACATTCCCGTTGTCAGCCGTCGCCATCACTCAGCTCACCGCCTCAAAGAACGAGGTTTTCGTGCCGCTCCTCCAAGGTATTGCTCTCTTCCTCCAGGGCGTGTTCAACATGGCGATCCGTCAGTACCGCGATGCGAAGATGAAGGTGAAGCTAGGCGAGCAGGGCTTGGGGCGGGAGTACAACTGGAAGGAGTTGGACGGCGACTATCAGCTCCGCTACAAGTTCTGGGCGAAGCTGCCCGAGCAGGACGTCGCAAACTACGCGATTGCGCAGGCAGCGAGCGCCTGGTACGGACGCGAGAAGATCCTCAGGGACATTCTCTCCACCGACAACCCTGCCTCGGAGTTGGCAGCCTGGTACGCCGACCAGGTGGAGCGCGACGATGTGGCAGTGCGAATGTACCGCAGGGCCTCGAAGTTGATCGAGCAGGGGAACGACATCGAGGCGAGAATGGTCGCCAACTCGCTGCGGCTCGTGTTGCGGAAGCGAAGGGTCGGCCAGGCCCCGCCGGAAGAGCCGTCGCCAGAGAAGATCGGAGCCCTTGCCGGCGGCAACGGACAGGGGTTGCTACCGCTTTTGGGTGGACCCGGCGGCAGTAGCGGAACCAAAGGACGTCCGGAACTCGAGGGATTGAGCCCCGACGTCAAGGCGATCGAAGCGGAGAAGGAGGGCCTGCCGTGAAGAAGCTGACCCAAGAAGAGCTCGACAAGATGGTCCTCGATGAACTCGTCGGAAAGCCAGGCACTACAGCGCAAGGCGGAGCTCTGCAGAGGCTTCTTGCCAGAGCCCGCGGTGGCACACCGCCGCCAGGCAGCGAAGTCGTAGCTGAATCGGAGGCCGAAACAGCGACATGAACAGCGACGATATCCGGAACATACTCAAGAAGTATGGCGGTGGTCTTCAGGAGACGCGGGAACTGATCGCGGAGGTCAACCGGCATCTCGCCACCGCTGTCGCGCCGGAGAGTTTGCTCACGGGGCCAGCGGTCCTCGGACCCGAAGAGGCGGCTGACCTTGGCATCGAGTTGGACGAGGGGTGGCAGTTGAAGGTCACGCCTGACTCGTCGCAACGCGGGTTCAGCGTCAGCTATGTTACCCCCGAATCATGGGAGATCACCGACCTGGGTGAGTATATCTCGCCCGAGGGACAGGTCTACACTGAGGCCGAGCTGCGGTCTCTCGGTGGCGAACAGGAGCCGATTCTCACGGGCTTTTTCGAGGGGCCGGAGCCAGCAGCCATCCCCACAGAGGGATGGCTTGCCGAGCCCACGACCGCGATGCCAGCGGAAGTCCAGGAGGCGTTCACGGCAGTATTCCCGGAAACTGACCTGATCACGCTCCTGGAGTACGCGGAACAGCAACCCGAGGCTTTCTACACGGACATAGTGGCCGAAGGCCGAAGCGCCGAAACCGAGGCCCTGCTGCGCGCCATGTACCCCGAAATCAGCGAGGCGGACCTTCAAGAGATCTTCGCCCCCTATGCAGTGCAGACAGCGCAATGGCACAAGCTCACCGAGCAACGTCCGGCGTGGGCTGCCGCCGCGCCCCCACCGCTCGACTTGGGCGCAGCCGCAGCCATGGTGCTGGGCCACCTTGGCGGATTCCTCGAGAAGTACATCGACCGGCCCTATGAGACTGCCGCTATGGAAGTGCTCATGCGGTCCGTAGTCAGCCAAGCGCAGTATGACATACGGGCTCCAGAGTATGTCGGCCAGGCGAAGGACGCTGAGAAGATTCTGAGCGTGCTCGAAGAGAACCGCCAGAAGTACGGCGTGCTGGGCTCGTTCTTCTCGGACGAGGCGAACAACGCATGGGAGACCGTTGCCAGGGAGGAGGCCGGGCTCGGTGGTATGGTTACACTCCTGCCCTGGACCAACCCAGCATACACAATTCCAATCGGCAGTAGCTTCGGTCTCGCCGCCAGGTGGACCACGAAGGTCCCCATTCTGGGCAAGGCTCTGGAATACACGGCTGCCGGGGTACAGGCAATCGAGGCAGGCGTAGTCAAGCCAGTGGCCGTCGCTGCACAAGCTGCGGTGAAAGGCCTCAACAGAGTCGGCGTCGAGTTGGGGGAGCAGGCGGCGAAGCAACTGATTAAGCGGTCGAGGAATCTGGAGGCGCTTCTCGACTTGCCGACCACGGAGGCCATCATAGAGGCCGCGCTCGTCGATAACTGGATGAAGCGCACGCTCCAAGTGGCCGCGAAGATCAAGCCGATTCGTTTGGGCATCGAGAAGAGCCTCGGCTGGCGCATCCTTGTCAAGCGCGAAGGCCAGCTCATCGAGGACATAGTGGGCCAGGCCGCCGTCGCGCACTCCGAGGTGCTGCGCCGCGGAATCAACGCACGTGCCGTCAAGTATTGGGAGCTCCAGTCCATCGTCGATGACCCCATCAAGTATTTCGGCTTCAACGAGGACGCGATCTCGCAGAAGATGATTGACCGCCTGCTTCCCGAATACCGAGGGCTGCCCGAGGCAGGCACACTTGAGCACGTTTTCACAAAGCCGGAAATGTATAACTGGACCGGCATGGAGCGAGGCCTGGAGTACGTGACGAGGGTTCACGAGGTCAACAACCAAGTCCTGACGTTGTTGCGAAACGAGGGCGTTCCCCCTGAGGGAATCCTTGAGGACTGGTGGATTCACCGCGTCGTCGAGGGCAAGTTCGACGCCAACGGCGAACTTGTGCGAGTGCGTGGCCGGACCGGCGGGGCGCGTGGGCGGATCGGCGCGCGTCTGAGCTACGAGCTGAGGCGCAAGGCTCCCACCATGGCGGAGGGGATAGCCTGGGGTATCAAATACAACCGCAGTCCACAGGTGAGCGTTGGGAGCTACATCGAGCAAGCGTTCAAGAAGATTGCCGACGAACGGTTCGTCAAGTACGTCAGCGAGTCGCTCGCCGCGATCAAGGAGCCGTTCGGCTTGACGCCATCAGAGCTCCTTGCGCGCCGGTACCCGCAGCTACTCGAGGAAGTGGAAACCGCCGCTGGACGTCAGTTGGTGCAAAAGGCTGTGCTCAGGGCCGACGAGCTGCAGCACGTCAATCACTTCGCCAGCGCAATTCAGCGAGCGATTCGCGGCGAGAAATTGCCCTCCTCCACCTTGCGCGCGATCGAGCGGCGTTTCCCGGGCCTGGGCAACAGGTTCCGGAATCTGGTGCAGACGCAGAGCGTAGGCGAGACTCAGCTACGCGAAGTGATCGCCAAGAATCAGCGGCTTGTTGATAGCCTCTATCGGCAGCTCGAAAAGGCCAAAGCCCTTGACATTTCAGCGATCGAGCTCAAAGCGCGCGAGAAGGCCATGGCGGACCTGCGCACTCTGAGCAGGGACCGCCCTGCCTTGCCCCCCAGGGACAAGCTCACGGAAGCGTTCTGGCTCATGGAGGAAGAGGATCGGCGAGCCTTTCGCCTCACCATGCAGGACCAGGGTGCCGAGATCCAGGAAATCATCGAGAAGTACAGCGCAGAGCTTGGCGCCCTCGACGACTTCCTCAGCACGGACTTAGTTGCTCAGTTCCGGGGAACAATGGGGAAGCGGCGCATGAGCCTCACGAGCATACTGACCAAGGAAGGCGAATGGCCAGAGACTCTGACCAGAAAGCAGGCCGAGGTGATTATGCTAGGACGAGAAGTCAAGCCATCGTCCCTTACGCCAGAGGGCCGCGTCAAGTGGGAATACGTTCTCGATGAACTGGCCGACGAGTTCAACATGTCGGAGCAAGAGCTGATCGAGGCGATAGAGCACATTCGGCTGGCGAAGAACCAGCAGCGAGATTTTCAGATGTTGCTACGCGATGCCGAGAACAGGGAGAAGCGGCTCCGCTATATGCTTGACGTCCTGGACGACGCCGACGCTGGCCCGCGGGCGCGAGTCGCAGTGGACACCGTAGAGGGTACGCCCGCGGTCCCGACCGAGGCGACGGAGCCCCTGATTCAGCCAAAGCCTGCCGAGGCCATCCCGAAGGCTGAGGCTGGCGAACTCGAGGCCGGCGTACAGAAAGATATCTTCGGCTACGAAACGCCCGTCTACCCGAAGGGCAAGGCCGAAGTGACGCAAATGTCCATGGACGATCTCTCGAAGCTCGAGCAGTGGCGGAAAGACGCCGGTTTGCCGCCACCCGAAGTCGCTGTCAAGCCTGAGATAGAGGGCATTCCGAGCGTGGAAGCCGAAGCGCTGAAGCCAGCCCCAGTCAAGCGTGTTGCGTACGAGATTCCTCCAGAGAGCAAAGGGATCAATGAAGTCGTTGGCTATACGACACATACATATGAGCGGCAGGCTTACACGTACCAAAGAGGAGGGAAAACGATAAGCGTTCCTGCTAAGACCATTACGACTAAGAAGCCTGTTACCGCCGGTGAGCAACTGTTGGAGGAAGTCAATGCGGTGGTAACGGCGAGGAAGGGAGCCTACTGGCAGGCCAGAGCGGAGCGCAAGATAGCCATGGAGAAGGTGCGTCGGCCGGAGATCGGCAAGGGCTACATCATGCAGCCGTTCGCTGGAGGCAAAATCTTCGACCAGGAGTTCATCGACGCCTTCAACAAGTTCTTCGGGTGGGACAAGGGCCTGGGAGTGCTCCGCGCAACGAGCGACGTCGCGGGCATCATGAGGATCACGAAGGCCGCTCTCGACCTGTCAATGATGGCGATTCAGGGGATGCCCGCTTGGGGACTGGCACACGCCTATCTGCTCATAGACCCGAAGATTGGAGCCGAGTTGACCGGCGCCTGGTATCGGGCTTTCCTCCATTCGTGCGAGTCGTTCTTCCATCCGAGCACGTTGGCGTCGTTCATGGCGAAGAACGAAGAGATTGCGCTACAGCGCATCGCTATGGGTGGGTCGTCACGAGCTGTTGACTACTTCGCCACGCTGGAGGCTCGGACTGGCCTCGGTGGGTGGGCCGAGAAAGCGATGGCGAAGATACCGTTGAAGCCGTACCACCGGGCCGAGATCGCGTTCTACGGCGCCGGCGAAATGGTGCGAAATGAGTTCTGGAGAATCCTCTCACCCAAGGCAATCAAATCGGGCCAGGAGTTCGAGCTGGCGCGCTTCCTGGACAGAATCACCGGCATCATCGACCCGGCCACGATTGGAGTGCCGCTCACGGTGCGACAACTCGAGCAGACGTTCGGGTGGTTCGCACCAGCCTACACCCGCGCCTGCCTCACGGTTGTTGCTGACATCTTCCGCGGCGGCTACACCGGGCACATGGCCCGCCGTGCGATAGGTGGCATGATCGGTGCTGGCGCCATGTACTTTGCCGGTGTGCAATTCTCCGCTGCGCTGCTGGAGGGCAAGAGCGCGGAGCAGGCATGGAACACGGTGCTGGAGGGCTTTGGCTTGACTCAGGACCCGATCACCGGGACCTGGGAATGGAGGCCCACCGGAGCGTTTATGACCATGAAAGTCGGCAACTATCGGTTCGGCTTCGGCGGCTTCTGGTATGGGCTGCTGCGATTGGCCGGCAACATAAGCGCGTGCGTCAATGAAGTGGGCGGCAAAGAACGAATCGACCTGGTGCGTCTGCTCAAGTACGGGTCCTTCAACAAGAAGGACAATCCGTTCATCTACTGGTGGTACAGCCGGTCGTCACCCCTGGTCGGATTCGGTTTCGACCTTGCCAGTGGTCAGGACTTCCTTGGCTACCCGATAGAGACTCCCATGGACTATGCGCAGTATATCCTCACGCGGTTCGAGCCGATCTGGATGGAACAGGGCCTCAATCCGCTCATTCCCGGGTTGGGTCGGGACCATGAGGTACCCGAGGGCGCGGCCCGGGCGGCGGTCATTCCGGCCGAGATCTTCGGACTGCGGACATTCCCCGAGAGTGGGTGGGTGAAGTTCTACGACAAGGCTCTTGAGTACATTGGGCGGATGCCGGCCACGGAACTCGATGAGAAGCAGATGGCCGCATGGCGCGAGGGCACATTGGGCTGGAACCAACTGTCGGAGATCCAGCGGACGCGCCTACTCACGCGCTATCCCGACCTCAATGAGCTGTACGAAGAGGCCCAGGCCGACAGCGCCGTTCGCAGCAGTCCTCAATGGGCCGCATGGTCGAAGAGAGTTGACGAAGAGAGAGCGACCTACTACGAGCGCATCAACGACCTGACGGACCTCTTGATTCGCGGCGAAATCAACACGCAGGAGTACAGGGAGAAGGCTGGCGAGGCCGGCTCAAACTACTACGCGATAATGGCGGCTCTCGAAAGGGACCCGGCCTACGCCGATATCTACGACTATTTCGCCAAGAAGGAGGCCGAGGGCGACAAGTATGGGTTCAAGGACGATATCGCGCTGGCCGAGTATCAGAGCTACATACAGTTCGCGGAGGTAGTCGATGAGCACGGCGACCCCGATTGGGACGAGCGGGACCGACGAGTCGACGAGTTCATTGAGGAGTGGGGCGAGGACGTCTACCAGCGCATCCAGCAGTATCTCCAGGACGAGCGGAAGCTGAAAGGCCTCAATGAGGTTTGGGTGAGGAGGTCGAAGGATAGCGAAGCCCTGGGGAGAGCATACTGGAGGCTTCCGTACAAGCCGGTCATCGAAATGGACGATGAGGACCTTGCAGACGGCGCGATTCCGGGCGAGTACGTTGACCTCTGGAATGCCTACCAGCGACTTGAAACCGACGAAGAGCGAGAGGCTTTCCTTCGCACGTATCCCGACATGGCGAAGAACTGGCGCCAAGACTATCGCCGTGAGCACCCCGAGGATGATGCACGGCTCGCCCTGTGGGGGTACGGCGGCAAGCTTCAAAGCATGAGGGCTTATGAACTCGTGGTTCAGTGGGCCGAAGAGCTCGGCCTATCGCTCGACAACCTGGGCCTGGGCCTGCCGCCCAAGAGTCTCATAGGAAACTACTTCGAGTACAACGACATTGTGGCGCAGTACGGCGGCTCGAGTGTTGAGGCCAAGTGGTACAGGCTCGAGCACGAGAAATGGGAGGCGTGGGGCCAGGAACACTATGGCTGGACAGCAATCAGCCAACAGGGGGTGATGCCGAGGAATGTCTATAGCCAGTATCAAGAGTACCAGTCAAAGCCGAAGGGTCAAGCCAGGTTAGTCTATCGCCACGAGCACCCGGAACTGGAGCGATACCTGGTCGAAGAGAAGGGCTACACGCCGGTAGGCGACAGGTGGAAAACAGGCGAAGGTGGTGGAGGTGGCTCGCAGGCTGAGACTCCCTGGACAGAATTGGAGGAAATCGAAGAGTTCAAAGAGCTCTTCGAATAGAAAGGAGCATCATGCAGGACGATACTCAGGGCGGCTCGCACTCTCTTCCGCAAGACGCGGGACAGGCTCCGGGCGGCGATGAGGACACTTCTGCGAAAGCCAAGACGTATTCCCAGGATGAGGTCAACAAGATGTTGCGTGACGAAAAGGCCGCTGCTGGCCGGAAGCAGGTGGACTTGGCGAAACAGGTGCAGACCCTCAGCACTGAGCGCGCCACGCTGCAGAACGAACTCAATTCGACGCGGACGCGGCTCGACGCGGTGGAGGCGACAATCGAGGCATCCGAAGCCGACGCTGCTCGAGACAATCCCGATATGCTGAGACTGTACCAGGAGCGCAAAACTCTGAGGGCGAAAGAGCAATCTCTCCAGACTGATCGAGCGAAGCTCGACGCGGAGAGGTCTCAGCTTGACCAGGAGCGCCAAGAGTTTCAACAGTGGCAGCATCAGCGCATGATCGAGGACGTGAGCAAGGCCTACGGTGTGTCGGCGGAAACGCTAGCGAACTTGGGGCTCACGGATCGAGAAGCCGTAGAAAGGGTTGCCCAGGCTCTCAAGAGCCAAGGCACCGCGGCCGATACTGACTCGACATCTTCCGCTGCCGACTCCGGGATCACGCTTGGGGGCGGTCGCGTGTTGTCTCCAGAGGAGCTTGAGAAGCTCGATATGGACTCATACGCGAAGCAGTGGAAAGACAGGCAGGGCAAGTAAAGAAGGAGGAACAACAGAGTGAGCAATACCCTGCTTACCCCGACGGTAATCGCCAGAGAAGCTCTGCTCGCTTTGGAGAATAACCTGGTGCTCGGGAACCTGGTTCACCGTGATTTCTCAAACGAGTTCGTCAAGGTGGGTGACACGGTTCGGGTCCGAAAGCCAGCGACGTTCACGGCGGTAGAGTTCGACGGCGATTTGACGGGTGAGCTGCAGGCGATAACTGAGGGCTACGTCGATGTGAAAATGGACAAGGTCCTCGATGTGTCGTTCGAGCTCACCTCTCAGGAACTCACGCTCGACTTGCAGAACTTCCAGACGCAGGTCATGGATCCGGCGATGAGGGCCTTGGCGCAGGCTGTTGACGAGAGGATCGCGCAGCTCGCGCTCGACATTCCGTACTTCGTGAGCTACGACGGTACGTCGGATGCCACGAAAACGCAGAATGTCGCGGATATTCGAGCGATGCTCAATACCAACAAGGTCCCCATGGTCGACCGGCGAGCCGTTCTGGACCCGACGACTGAGTCCAAGCTGATCACGGTTGCGTCCTTCCTCAATGCCGAGAAGCGTGGCGACACGAAGGCACTGAGAGAAGGCTCGATGGGCCGTGTGATGGGCATGGATTGGTTTATGGATCAGAACATTCAGGCGGCGCCAGCGGATTCCGACGACCTGGCTGGAGCGATCGACAGCGGCAACGGCGGCTACGCCGCCGGCACGACCACGATCCACGTTGACGCGCTCGGCACGACGGCGATCAAGAAGGGCACGATTCTGACCATCGCGGATTGCGCTGGACAGTACGTTGTCACAGAGGATGTCACGCCGGGCACGAACGAGTGCGACATCAAGATCTACCCGGGCCTGGCGGCTCAGGCAGTCGAGGACAAGGTCGTGACGCTGAAAGCCACGCACAAGATGAACCTGGCGTTCCACAAGAACGCTTTTGCCCTGGTAACGAGGCCGCTGGCTCAGCCTCTCGGCGGAGCCAAAGCTGCCGTCGTGAACTTCCGGGGGCTGAGCTGTCGAGTCGTGTATGACTACACGATCCTGACCAAGACCAACGTCGTGTCCATCGACATTCTGTGCGGCTTCAAGACGCTCACCCAGGAGCTCGCCTGTCGATACACCTATGCGTAGCGTGAGCGCGTAGCAAATAAGGGTGGTGGGGGGTCCCGAAGCCCCCCACCGCCCGCGGAGGAATTGGGATGTCAGTCAGAACGAGGAAACTGCCAAGCGGCAAGGTGAGGGTTTCGACGCCTGGCGGCGTGAAGGCGAAAGCCACCACGCCAGCCAAGGCGCAAAGGCAGGCGAATCTCCTGCGCGCCGTTGACAAGGGATGGGAGCCAACTGGCAAGCCGCCCCGGGATGTGCGGAGCCGAAGCTCGAAGAAGCCGAGTCCCAGCAAGGGCTCTCGGAAAGGTAGGTAGCTATGGGACAGCCCTTGAGTCAGGTCCGGACCGTAGTACGCCAACTCCTGAACGACGAGTTGGTGCCCGGAGAGAATCTCGACTTCAAGGACGATGAGATCGACGTGCATATCTGGAGACTCGTCCATCAGATCTCGATGGTCCGGCCCAGGGTCGTGTGGGAAACGGTTTCGACAACGGCAGGCTCCAGGGAGCTCTCCGTCGCCAGTATCTCGGACCTGCTCTCCGTCAATAGGGCCGAGTACCGCACGGGGCAAACCCCGCCGAGCTATAGGAACGTGCTGGTCAAGGACAGCTCGACCGTGCTGCTTGACGTTTACTTCTCGCCGTCGGGGAACGAAACGGTGTACCTCGAGTGTCACAAGCTGCACACGCTGACGGAGGCCGAGTCAACTCTGGACCCGCAGGGCGACAACTGCCTGATCTTGGGAGTGACGGCTGGAGTCGCGCTCGCCTGGGTCAACTCTGTCCGGGCCAACGTCAAGTCAGCTTTGAGCCTGCTCACGAACGTCAATAGTGCTGTCGATAACATGACGGGGCGGGTCGCCAAGGCAGTCGAGGACCTGACGACTGGCCGGGGCTACATCAACAAGGTCAACTATGGCGGCAATCCCGAAGCCGATTACGCCGCCTACGCAGCGAGAGAGCTGTCGAACGCGGCCACGTATCTGAGTCAGAGCCAGGGCTATCTACGCGAAATGACAGCCCGGCTGAACAGCGCCGGCGTGGTCAACAGCTACCTGTCTTGGGCGAATGCGCGACTGCTCGAGTACCGTCAGGAACTCCAGCGGATCGCTGTGCCGAAGGTGAGCCAAATCTACCCGAAAGACTAAGGAGGAACCGATGGAAACAGTCAAAGAGCGAACCGAACACGCGAAGTGGCACATGAAGGGGCGGCTACTCAAGTACCGCGAGGACATTACGCCCTGGGCGGCCCTGGGCTTGGAGCAGCTGTTTCACGAAATCCACAAGCCCTTCGACGTCATACCGATCGAGGGCAACTGCCTGCTGAACGCCGGCATTGACGAGATGTGGGACTTGGTGACGGGAGTTGTCTCCGGCGCCGACCATATCTACGACAACTCGCACGCTCAGATAGGCGTCGGTGACGATGATACAGCCGCCGACCCGAGCCAGACCGACCTTCAAGCGTCGTCGAACAAGACCTACAAGGCGATGGAAACCGGATACCCGACGTCGACCAGCCAGAAGGTCACGTTCAAGTCCTCATTCGGTACGTCTGACGCGAACTATGCGTGGAAAGAGTGGGTCGTCAAGCACTCGACGTCCACGATCTGCCTGAACCGCAAGGTCGAGAGCTTGGGAACGAAGAGCACGGGGACCTGGACGCTCGAAGTGGACATTACACTCTCATAGGCTGATTTGCCGGCGGCGGTGCCGCCGGCGGTCCGCCTGGAGATTGGAGGGGGTCATGCTATGAGCGAGAAGGGCGACGTTTACATTGCCCACGAAGCTGTCGAAGACGACCACTGGCTAGCGTGCCAACCCAGTGCTGGCCATGAGATCGTGATAAACAACATCTACCACCAGGACGACATAGAGTTGGAACGGTTCGACGGGAGTAACGTGATCTCGTTTGACCCTCGCTCTGGAGCTGGCGCGCTGGTGCAGCAGAGTTTTCGATGTACCAACACCGAGTATCTGCGGGTCAAGAACGTATCCGGCGAGACAAAGCGAATCATGGCAGATGGGGCCTACACGAAAGTGCCCGAATAGGGGGGTGACGCATGCCGATCAAACGCGCGACGAGACTCGGTGAGCTGTGGGACCTCAAGGGTGATGGCAACGCGCAGCACTTTCTCGATGGGGAAGGCAACTGGATCACGCCGAAACTTGAGTATGACACTGCCCCGAAGCTCGGCGGCGATATCGACATAAACAACAAGGTGATTAGCGCCATCAAGAAGATCGTATTCTCCTCCTTCTCGACTGTGACGATCAGTAGCGCAGCGATTACCGTGACGAATACGTGTCACTGTGTCGCTACGGAGGGCGGCGCCGCATCCGATAGCCTCGACACGATCAATGGCGGTAGCACAGGGCAAATCTTGTTCCTCATCCCGAACGTCGGCCAAGAGATAATCCTGTCGCACAATACCGGCAACGTCGTTCTGCAGGGCGGCAGGGATATGCGGCTCAAGGGCTTCTCCGGGGTCTTTTTGATGTTCGTCGGGCTTTGGTGGGTGGACGTGAGCCGTGGAATCGGTTTGTTCGAGGCGGATTGGGGGGCGATATGGGATTTCACCAATTTCACGACGTTCACCACCGGGAGCGCGACTGTGGTCGCTCTTCCACGGCAACTCTATCTCAACGTGGGCAACGGAAACGGCGATACGGCCGGCGGCTATATCTCATGGCGCCCCTCCCCGACCAGCTTCGACCGCTCTATCCGTCTGGACGTCGTCTATCACCACCTGGTTTCGGGCGCGAACAACCAGAACTGGTTCAAGTTTGGCGCTGACTACAGTGCTGCTGACTTGGCTGGCAAGGGTATCGCCTTCACGGTGAAGGGCGACAGGTTGTACCTGGTCACCTATGACACGAGCCTGCATGAGACTGACACGGGCTACGACCTAGCGTTCAACACCAGCTACCTAATTACCATCAGGCACGTTCCCAATGACAAGTGCTACATAGACGTCAATTTCGTGAACAAGGCGGACACTGGTGATATTCCCAGTGGAACGCAGAGCTGCAACCTGGCATTCACGGCCAAGACAGGAGCAGCATCAGGCCTCAATGCACCGGTCGTCGCCAAGATAGACTACGACCTGGAGTGGTGGTTCTGATGAAGTATGTATGGATCGAGGAAGAAACCTGTGTCGGCCTGACTGAGAAGCTCGGCGCCGAGGTGGTATCTGTCTCGAGGGGATTGATCATCTTGCCGGACGGACGGCCAGCGACAGGACTTGAAATCGAGACTAAGGCGCCTCTACCCGCCGCTTCTTTGGCGAGCTTTACGCGCGAAATGGAAGGCCGGGGCTTGAAGCGCATTGACGTGGAAGAGGGCAGGGAATGAGCGAGATCACCGAGTTGGGTTTTCTCGTCTTTGACGTCGTGGACGAGAACGGCAACGTCCGGCCCGATGCCTTATTCCTGGAGAACGGCGTCGGCGTTATGGTCCTGCCGTTCATGGCGCGAACATCCAGCGACACCGGCGCTGGCTACGACGTCGCGGTCCTTGTCGCATCCTATGAGCTTGACGAGAGCGGTGCCGGGGTTGAATCCTCGGACCTCACTTGGAGCTTCTTCGGACAGGACCAGGGTGTCGGCACCGAGCAGTCGTACGTTCACACGATTGTCACGGACCGCTTCTCAAGCGATTCTGCAGAGGGCTCAGAGGCTGCGCTGGTCGCCTTTGCTGTCCAATCACAGGAGGTTGGCTCCGGTGTAGACTCCCTATACGAACGTGCCCTCGAGGTAACTCAAGGCTGGGTGGTGCAGGAATCAGCGGAGCCATTGGCCGAATATGCCAGGTCCGAAACTGCACAGGGAGAGGAAGTCTCTCGACTGAGCCAAGCCAAGGGCGAATCCGAGCTAGGCGACGGTGTCGAGAAGGCGATCGTCCGTGGTGACATGATTGCATCGGAGCAGGCATCAGGCGAAGAAACGACTTCGGTCCTGGTGGAGATCGTATCTGCGGATGCCGGCGCCGGAGTCGAGAGAATTGTCGACCGTGACATGGTTGTGCAGGATTCGGCGTTGGGCGAGGAAGAGGTCAATCTGATTGGGGCAGTTGGACGGGACATGGTCGTGACGCTCTACACCATGGGCTTCCACCAAGCCTGCATGTACGGACGAACGTATCATAAGAGCACAATCTACACCGCCGAGGCTGGAGCGGAGAAGTAATGACACAGGTGTTCTTTGAGGACTTTGAGGACGGCACACTGAACAAGTGGGTCAACGACGGTGCCTGGGTCAGCTCGACGCAAAATGCCAAGGATGGCTCGCGGTCTGCCGAGATCGATGGTCCGGTTGGGAACCACTGCCTCACCCTCAAAGGGGCGCTCGACCTGTCCGAAGCTACTGTCGCCACCCTGAGCTTCTGGTGGCTCATTGAGTCCGGCTTCGACTATGACGACTGGATCGCGCTCGATTGTTGGGATGGCGATTCCTGGGTCGAGAAGGCGATCGTCCGTGGTGACTACGACCCCGAGAACACTTGGCTGCACAAGGAAATCGACCTGGCCAACTTCCTGTTCAGCACGTTCAAGTTTCGGTTCCGAGCGACTGTATCTCTCAGTCTTGAGGACGGTTATGTTGACCTGATAGAAGTCACAGGCGACTTCGTCACCGAGAAAACGAGCTCGGATTCGGCGTCTGCTTCGGATGCATCCCAAGTCGTCGCGTCTTTGGCAAAGAGCGAGTCCGGAGTGGGCACTGATTCGCAGTCCTCAATGGCGTCTGCCATGGTGAAAGCCGAGAGTGGTTCGGGCCAAGACCAGTCGGACCTTTCTGGACAGTTCGCTAGTCAGGACCAGGCGAACGGCGCTGATGCCGTGGGTTCCTATGTTGCAGCTTTTCTGAGGTCCGAGTCGGGGTCGGCAATCGAGGTCATAATTGACCGGGCACTTGTACTCATCGAATCTGGAGTCGTGGCTGAGGCGGTGTCGATGTTCCGCGAGCTCGTCGAATCCGGGTCTGGAGCCGAGACCAGCTACGTCAAGATCCTAGCGGAGATCAGGCAGTCCTCGGATTCGGCCTCTGGCTCCGAAAGCTCGGCTCTCGGAGGCGCGCAGAAGGGCGCAGATAGCGGTTCAGGACAGGAAGGAATTGGCGACAGGCTGCTCAAGGTCGCTGAATATCCCACCGGAGGTATCGACAGGAGTTCGCTGCTGGGCGCTATTATGGGCTCCGATCTCGCCGAGGGTCTGGAGGCCTCCGTCGTCGCGGAGCTGTATACCTCGAGCGACGTCGGCGCCGCGGTGGAAGCCGCTACCCTGGGCGCTTCCGTAATGGCAAATGACCCTGTGACGGGCGCCGAGGCAGCAGTCCTGTTGGCCACCATGCTCGCCGAGGACTCCGGACTTTCCCTAGAGGCTGTCGTATCGAGCCTACGGCATACGTATGATTCGGGCCAAGGCACCGAAATAGTGAGCCTGATCGGCCTGGTTGGCAGGCTCATGCAAACGTGGGTATACACCCGGGCGCACCATAAGGCGGCGGTCTACTCCGCCGACTTCTTCGAGACAACGATCTATACAGGCACTTCGTAGGAGGCTGAAATGGAAGTGACCAACACTTTCCGGAAGGGCGATGTCGTACCGATCCACTACGACGTTCAGAACTGGGAAGGCGAATACATCGACCCGAGCCAGGGTTGTCTCTGCACCGTCACGATGCCCGATGGCACTCACGCGCAGGACCCGAGCGAGGACGACATAATCGAGAAACCCATGACCAAGCTCGAAACCGGCAAGTACGTGTACTACTACTACTCCCACGACGACGACCCCGATGATCCCGATGCCTGGTTCAAAGCCGAATGCACTGCCAAGGATGGCTCGGGCGACACGACCAAGAAAACCTCGAAAACGTGGAGTTTCAGACTGCAATGAGAAGCCTCACTCCGACCCTGCTCGCTGAGCAGAAGCAGATGAGCGTCACTCCGCTCGTCAAGTTGGTCCTCTCGCATGGTGAGGACAGCTACGAGTACACGTTGACGCGCCTCCTCAAGCTCACGCAGAACGAGGAACCGTACAGCCACAAGCTGAGCGTCGTCCTCGAGAACGCCGACGGAGCTCTCAGCAGCCTGGACCTCAAGGGATTCAAAGCGGAACTCAGCTTCGGCCTTGTCACCGGGTCCGGCGACGAGCTTTCGCAGTGCGCTCCGCAATGGGTGCTTTGGCAGCAGCTCGACTCGGCCCCAGGGCTCTTGACGTGCGAACTGACGTGCGTGGGCATTCCGAACCTTCTCGCCGAGGACCGGGCCAGCGCAGCCTACACCCCCAACGCCGAGGACAACAAGACAGTCAAGACGCTGATTCAACAGATCTGTGGCGCTACTCTGGCGTGTTTCACCCACTGCAAGGCTTACGACGTCGTGTTCGACAGCGAGGACTCGCTGATATCGACGTACCAGCCGAAGGACAGTTTCAGAATCTACGTCAACGGCTCGCGCCTGGCGGCTCTTCGCCGGTTGCTTGACTACACTCACTGCGTCATGCGGTTTGGCGCGGACGGGAAGATTCACATACTGAATCCGACCATCACCGGCGAAGTCTATGACTACCAGTACCAGCTCGAGTCCGGCCATACGTTCTTCTCCAAGGCCTACAGGCGAACGCTTGTGGTCCCGAATTACATTCATGTCTCGACGCCGGACGATGCGGAAACCCCCTACTCCGGCTATGCGGTGGACCAGGACTCGGTCGACGTCATTGGCGAGGTCCGTCAGTTCGAGAAGTGCGCCCTCATAAGCAACGGCCAAGCCGACGCGATCGCCGCGGCGATCCTGTCGAAGTATCGGCTATGGTCCGAGCGCGGCGCCGCCGACGTGCCTCAGAACATGGGCGCCGAGATTTGGGACTATGTGAAGGTGACTGACGAGCGGCAAGAGGACTATCGAACGGGCAACATTGGTTCCATCACGAGGAAGTACAACGCGGGGGAGCCGGGGCCCTCGGGCAAGAGGTCTCCAGCGGAGTTCTCGATGCGATTCAGCTTCGGCGGCTGGCTATCGGTTCGTGCGCTCCTCAGCGACATTGAAACCTATCCTTCGGGCTTCGGCAGCGCCGGCCAGACGATGAACCGACTCTCCGTCAAGGACCTGTACGCCGAGAACATCACGGCCGAGAACATCGACATGGCTTGGCTGGACCCCGACAACACGATCGACCTCAGCAAGATAGGCGACACGCTCGACTCGCTTCCCGACGGCGAAACCTACGCACGAGTTAAGACCCTGCACCTGGACGCGGAGGGCGGTATCATACTTGACGAGTATATCCTCTACGCCGAAGGCTACGACCCGAGTCTCAAAGAGGCCAAGATCACGAAGTCCGACACGCCTCCTGACGACCCCGAGATAGGCGACCTCTGGATCGACACGAGCGAAGTGCCCAATATCACCTCAAGGTGGTCCGGCGCGGCTTGGCTTCCCACGGCCGCGACGAACCTCGACGTCCTGCCGGACGGCAACATATACCAGCGCGTCAAGAAGGCGGCACTCAGCACGGACGGTCTTGTACTGCTGGACCAAGTGACCATCGGCAACGTCTACGACCTCGTAGCGAAGACCGATATCTCGGCTCACCACGTCAAGCTGAGCTACTGCGTCGAGGACTCGTTGCATCAGACAGTGAGTTCGAGTGACAAGGGCTACTGGGACTCAAAGCCTGACGACATGGACGACATTCCCGATGGGTCCTGGTGGAAGAAGGTCTACTACACGGAGATATCAGCCGGCCACATCAAGGTGTACTCCGGCACGGTCTTTCAGGACGAATGGTACTCGGACGGGTCGGGTACAGAGATTGACTACCGCTACGGCATCACGATCGGAGGGGTAGGCGGCCTTCAATTCAAGTACGGTGGCAGCCTCATAGCGCGTATCTACGCCGACTCTGGCGAGTTGAATCTCAGCGCGGCCGGCAAGTACATTCACTGTATCGCCGAGGGCTTCGACCTGCCGCGACGGAGCGGATTCCCCACAGGCTCATTCGGGCGAGTGTTCGCCAATACGTCCGATAACAGACCGTGGGTCTATCGAGGCGGGGCCTGGCACTACATGGCGGACGGATAGGGGGGCCAAATGGCAGACGGTTTGCAGATCTTCGATGTGACCAACGTCGTCATAAGTGAGGACAAGCTCATAGCCTGCCTCTTCGACGGACGCTACGGCTCAATCGCCATCGTCGAGATCGTGGGTCCCGACAAGAAGGGATTGTACCATCTGCAGATGAGGGAGCCAGACGGGGACGAACGACTCTACTGGCTCGATAAGTTCGGGCTTATGACAGAAGAGGACATGGACGCGGAGGTCGAGAAACTGAGCAAAGACGAGAAGCGACGCCTGTTCAACAAGCTCCAGAAGGAGCTCGCATGACCCTCTCAGCTCTGAGGGCCTGGTGGCGCGTTGCCCGGGCGTTGAGGACGCCGCTCGTGTTCTCCCTGGACCATTGGTACTACACCATGTCGATGCCCGACTGGAGGTCCCAGGTCGCCTACTTCCTCGCGGAACTCTTGATGCAACCCTACTTGGCGGAACTCTTCGACTGCGACGACTTCGCGCTCTGTCTCAAGGCGGCTTTCTCCAAAGCGAAGGTCAACGGAATCGGCCTAGTGTGGGGACGCTACAACAGGCGGTGGCACTGGTGGAACGTGGTACTCGATTCGGGCGGCCTGGTGCAACAGTTGGAACCGCAGACAGGGACGTTTTTCATGCGCCGGCGCCGCTACCGAGCGATTCTGGCGATTCTGTGAGGTGAGTCATGAACGGACAGGGGAATGGACACGAGGACCAGAATCAGCTTCAAAATGGTGGACAAGACGGTGGACAAAATGAGCTGCAGAATGCGCCGCCCGAAGTTGGCATGGTCATGCTCGTCGTGACGAAGCCAGACTACAATCTGACCCACGCGGTCCGCAACCTCAATCCGTGGGAAGTGAGGGCTGTGCTGCAGAAGATGCTCGAGATCGCGGAGCGCACGATCATACAACTCCAGGCCCAGGAGATCGCCGCCGAGTCTACGCCTGGGCCACCGCCGTCGCGCCAGCAACGAAGGCTGCTGGACCGGCTACGCGCCAAAGGGGTCACGCCATGATGGACGACGCGAACACCGTTCAGTACCACCTGGGGCGGCTCACGGCAGAGGTTGAGGGACTCAAGACTAGCGTGGAGAACCTTGCCGAAGCAGTCGGTGACAACGCCGTGGTGGCGGCCCGGGTTGAGGAGGCCATTGACCGCTTGCCCTGCAATGAGAGGCTGGACTCATGCCAGCGCGAGAGAGACTCCCTCAGCAAGCGCATCAATCATCAAATCGCCACCCGCCGCGAGCGGTCCGGACGCTGGTGGGTCGCGCTCGGCGCGGTCGCCACTGCGGTCATTGTGGGGCTTTTTGAGGCTCTCGCCCGTTTCCTCTGGCGTTAGCCGCGCCGAACAGGTTGTCGACGGGACTGTACTTCGTGTGTGCCAAGGCCGCATCCTCAGCATTCAACGACTGAACGTATCTCCGCGTCATTGCCAACGTGCTATGTCCCAAGAGCTGCTGCAGAACAAACTCACCGCCACCGTTGCGTAGCCAGTTTACGGCGAACGTATGCCGGAACGTGTGCGCGGACCGTCGTGGCCCCTTCAATCCGGCGCGACGGCAGAGCTTGAACACCGTCAGTTTCAAGCCCCCCAGCGTCATAGGCTGGCGTTCCTCACTCAGCCACAGGCTATCGTAGCCGTTGCGGTAGACGCCATAGTGCCAAAGCGCCTTCTGCGTCACCGAGCCGATTCGCACCCATCGTTGCTTTGAGCCCTTGCCTTGGACGCGAATCAGGTCCTGTTCGACGTCCGACCAGGTGAGGCGCTGGGCCTCACCGATCCTCATGCCGGTGTCCAATAGTAGCAGCACGAGAAGCCGATTGCGGGTGCCAAGGAACGTGTTGGTGGGGCATAGCGTGAGCAGTCCCTCGATGTCCTCTCGTGAGAATGTCGGGATGATGCTCTGAGGTAGCCGGCCGAGTTTCACTCTCTCGGCGCAATTACCCGTGACGAGGCCTTCGGCTCTGAGCCAGTTCAGGAATGTGCGCACGATGCGCAGGTCGGTGTGCTGCGTCGCCGTGCTCACTCGCTCGTGACGTTCGGCCAGCCAACTCCGGACGTCGGCTGTCGTCAGCTCCGCGACTTCTTTCTCTCCAATGTGCTGCGCGAATTGTGACAGCCGTTCCCGGTATGTTCTGAGCGTGTAGTCAGAAACGCGCTCGAGTTTCTTCGCCAGAAGAAACCCATCGAGGCAATACTGTAATCCAGCCATTTCGCACCCCCTGAAATACTGTCATCTTCGGTGTTCTGTCAGGTGATGCGCTGCTGTTTTTCGTGCCTGTGGTGGGCCATTCTGGACTCGAACCAGAGACCTCAGTCTTATCAGTTAGGCTGTCGAAAAACTGCTAGCAGCGTCGAAAGACGACACCGAAGGTGTACGACATCACCAGATTAGAGAACCCGTCGCCGACGCGACCTCCTCAGGACCAATGAACCCCTGATACTCACCAGCTTGCCCGTAGAACGTCCTGGTCAGTTGCGTGATACCAGGTTCGACGGAGTAGCTCAGACGCTCCGTCACCAAGGTCTTGCCGTGACTATCATTCCAATTCAGTCGAACCCTGATACTGATGGCCTCCGGGGACTGGTTCTGGATCTCGGCTTCCCACAACGGACATTCCACTTCGACGTCTTTGCTCTCGCAGTGACCGCCGATGCAGATGCTCTCCGTACTCGTGCCGCAGACAACGGTATTGGTACTCTGCGCTATGATGTTGACCAACGACCGGTCTACGGTAGGCGTAGGTGTTGGTCCCGGGGTCGGCGTCTCGGTAACACTAGGCGGCTGTCCTGAACCACAAGCCACGCTGAGGCCCATTATCAGGGCGGTTGCTGCAGCAAGAACCCCCGCTATGCGCATGACGGACCCACTGACTACTTACGTCTCATTGACTGAGACTTGCCAATCACGGTGCCCTGTATCGTTGCGGATTCGAGCGAGAACTTCTCGTCGTTGCTTTCGAGCCAGGAACGGCCACCTGAGTCGCGGAACCTTTTGACCATGCACGAACCCTCGACGACCGCAACCACCAGGTCTCCGTCGCGTGGACTGAGGTTGCGGTCAACGATGAGTGTGTCGCCCGGGTTGATTTCAGGCAGGAGACACTCACCCACCACTTCCAAGCCGAATATGTCAGCCTGCGGTGCAACAGCGGCGGGAATGTAGGCGTATTCCTCAGACGGTGCGCCCGGACCTGCGGAGCCAACCTGAGTGGTCACCGGCGCGGCTCGTAGCACCAAGTCCCGTAGCGTTGCTGGCTCGTCGTGAAGGAAATCGTGGATATTCTGCCCGAGGACGCGCGCTAACTCGTAGAGATGCTCTAACCGGATCGGCTGCGTGCCCCGTTCCCACCGTCCGATACTGACGTCAGACACACCAATGGCCTTCGCCAGTTGCACGCGACTCATGCCCTTGAGAACCCGGGCAAGCTCGATCCTCTTCCCGATTAGCTTTCGTCGTTCCATGATGTAGCCCCCTTGCATCACGTCCCGAATCGACAGGAATCATCAATTATAGTCGCTTCTTGTCGATATGTCAAGTTGTCGGGACTTGACAAGACTCGACTAATGTGGTATGGTATCGTCGAACTGGACGATGCTCGACTTCTACGACGAGTGAAAGAGGTGGTCAAATGGAGAAGGGAAACAACCACGAGAATCCCGAGAACAAGGAGCCGTTCGCGCTGACTCAGGCCAACATACTCATCCCGAATTGGTTGAACGACCTACTTCTGGAGAAGGGCCGGCAGCGCGGTGGTCTGTCCCGGTCGTCTGTTGTCCGTGCGGACCTGTGCGAGCTCTACAAGGATGCGATGCCGAAATGAGAGTGAGCGAGAGGCAGCACACGGCCCGGGTAAAGGGCGGCCAAACAACGCTTGAGCGGCATGGCCGCGAGCACTACGTCAGGATGGGACGAGCTGGCGGACGGCCAAGGGCGAAAACGCTGGCTGAAATACGTTCAGAGAGGGGGTGAGGAGAATGCTAGTGAGCTGTGCGATTGAGGACCTCCGCACGGACCACTGTGGCGATGGTGTGTTCCGTGTCTGGCTCCCCGTTCGAGCCTGCACTTCTCGCGGACTCAACGACGACCCGCTACTTGTGCAGGCTATGAGTGAGAGGCTTTTGCCGCAGGCGCTCAAGAACGGCCTGAGCGTCGAATGGCGAAAGGCCGACAAGACGGGCGTCAGCGCCCTGGTCTACCTTCACCAATGGCCGGACTTGGCAGCCATGGAGTCGTTGGCGAAGGAGGTCCAGCAGCATGCGACCGAACTCATGGACCGGCTGATGCAGGTGCGCGACGCCATGTTTGCCTTGGCGAAGGCCGGCCGGTTGCCGGCTGCGAGCCTGTCCTAGAGAGGGCTGAACCATGAACGAGCAAGACCCGCTGTACTGCGGAGTAAGAGGCAAACACCGAGGCGAAACCTCAGTCACCAAGGAAGGCATACCGCTCGACATTAGGCCGAGTCAGCGCCTAGTACGACCGTCGCCAGACGGCTTCGATTGGGGCTACATCGGCTCCGGGCCGGCCCAGCTCGCTGCCGCTCTTCTCCTGGATGCCACCGGCAACACTGACACAGCCACACGGTACTACGCGACGTTTGAGCGGGACGTCGTGAGCCAGTGGAAGTCCCACAAGTGGAAGATCTCACGCAGCGAGATCCTGGCGTGGGTCGATGCCAAGATGGGCGTCGCCCTGCCAGGAGGAACAGCGGAATAGACTATGCGGCCGGGGGCGGCGCCGCACGGGCCGCGTTGTGCGAATAGTCTCAGGCTGCAGGGGCAGCAGTAGGCGTCGCCCCACCAAGAAAGGAGCAGGGCAATGCGTCAAGTGAAAACACAGAAAGCCTTGGATGCAGCCATTAAGAAGGGCGAAATCGTCCGCGTCAAGTCGGGTTTGTATTGTATCTCCGGCAACGCCAGGGTGTACGCCTACGGCAACGCCAGGGTGGACGCCTCCGGCAACGCCAGGGTGGACGCCTCCGGCAACGCCAGGGTGGACGCCTCCGGCAACGCCAGTGTGTACGCCTCCGGCAACGCCAGTGTGTACGCCTCCGGCTATAGTGCCGCAGTCAGGCGGTCAGCGCAGGCGGAGTGCCGAGGGAATGTATTGGATTTAACGACCCGCCCAGAGACAGTGGAGCAATGGCTAGCACGTTACCACGTCGCATTCCATGATGGCCTACCACTGCTCTACAAAGCTACTCATGCGAATTATGCGACCCAGAACGGTGTCAGCTATGTTCCTGGCACCGACGTTGTGGCACCGGATTGGGAAGACCGTTCAGACATCGAGTGCGGCAGCGGCCTACATTTCTGCTGGTGCGCAGCAGCCTGTCGACAGTTCAACCGAGAGCCAGCGCACTTCATAGCCTGCCAAGTGGCTATCGAGGACATACGCATCTACGATGGCCAGCCACAATGGCCCGACAAAATCCGGGCGCGAGCATGCCGAGCGCTGTATGAATGCGATGAGGATGGGAATCGAGTTGCCAAGGAGGAAGGAGCAGGGCAATGACACAGGGCAAACAGGACACACAGGAGACGGCACTCGTAGACACCGCCGTTGTCAAACTCAATCCGCACGCCGACGCCGCCATTCGGGAGTTCTACGAGAAGGCACTCAAGCTCCGAACATTCGCGGCGTCGCTTGTCGTTGACTCGGCCGACTCGGCGAAGCTGGCGACAGACACGCTCAGCACCATCGCCCAGGTCAAGAAGGGGCTGAAAGAGAAGCGCGAGGAGTTCGTCAAGCCTCTCAACGGCCACGTCAAGGCCGTCAACGACGCCTTCAAGGCTCTGTCCGAGCCGATCGAGGAGGCGGATCGGACGGTACGGGAGAAGGTGGCAGCCCACCTCAAGGCAGAACAGGCTAGGCGTGAGGAGGAGCAACGCATCAATCGCCTGCGCCAGGAGGCGGCGGAGGCCGAGGCTCGCCTGACAGGAGCGCCGGCGGAGCCAGTGCAACTCATCCACAGTCCAGGGCCAGAGCGCACTGTAACGGAATCTGGTGCCATGGGTGGCCGCAAGATCTGGAAGTGGGAACTTGAGGATCTGTCGAAAGTGCCTGACGAGTACAAGATCTTGAATGAGGCTCTGATCGGCAAAGTTGTGAGGGCCGGTATGAGAAACATTCCAGGCATCCGCATCTACCAGGAAACCATCGTAACTGTCGAGACGAAGAAGGCACCGGAGGAGGCGGAACCTGATGCACCCAATGCCCCTTTCTGAGGCCGAAGAGGTCGTCAAGCGAAACGTCTGCGGTGAATGTGCCAGCCCGCTGACGATAGCCTGGGGCGGTTCCTACGGCGTCACGGGCTACATCGTGCGCTGTGGCAGGGACATCACACATGAGGGATTTGCGCCCGTGCTCAGTCTCACACAGGAATACCGGCGCGGCGCAAGTCTACCACTCCCGATTGAGAATAGGTTAGACAAACGATTCGGAGGTAAGAGGATGGACAGCGTAGCACTGACCAAGCTGGACCCGAAGGAAATGGAGGAACGAGTCAAGACAGCCTCAGCGCAGTTCGGCTTCGCCCTGGACCAGTACGGCAATCCACGAAATCTGACACAGACGGACGTCGTGTTCCTGGTGGAATACTGCCGCAGCTATGGCTTCGACCCGATCCTGCACGAGGTTTGCCTCTTTCATGGGGCACCATACCCGATGATCGACGGACTCAGGCGCAAGGCCCAGGAAACCGGCGACTATGCTGGCCTACACATGGTGCCTGTGACTGACCGCGACGAGAAGGTAGCCTGTGGCTACGAGGCCCACGACATAGTCTTCAGGGCGACAGTCAAGCGCGTCGTCAAGGGACAGATAGCCGAGTTCCAGCGATACGGTGCCGTCACTGACGCCGAGCGCAAGGAATTGTCGAGGCAAGGGAACACGCCTCGGCATCCGGTACTCGCCAAGAAGGGTCCGGAAATGGCGCAGAACAGGGCGGAGAGACACGCGATCCGAAGCGCGTTTCATTTCGAGTTCCCTGGCGTCGACATGGAGCCGTCTATCGTTGTTGTCGGCGATCCCGAAGGCACGGAGTTTGGCTCCGACCAGGGCGAAGCTGACGAGTCTGGAGCCGTCGAGGCCGACTTCCGCCTTGTCGACCCAGAGACCGGCGAGATCCTGCAACCTGCTGCACAACCGCCAGAATCGCCGCCACAAGCCCAGGAGCCGCCGCCCCAAGAGCTAGCTACAGCCTCGGCAGAAGCTTCGGAAGAGGCTGGGGCAGACACAGGCGACCCTTTCGGCGGCGAGATTCCGAGCTACGGCTCGAACGAGATCGAGCGCCGCAAGGCGTTCATCGACGCGGCAAAGCGGTGGGGATGGGAGCGCGGAGCCGACGACTCCCGTATGCAGAAGTGGATCACGGCGGAGTTCAGAGACCCGGAGACTGGCAAGACGAAGGCTTGGGCTGCTCTGACGGCTGCAGAGCAGAACAGAGCGGTTCACTTTATGACGCTTGAGGGTCCGAACCGCCATTACGAGGAAACCAAATAGGCAGTGTGGACGGGGTATCGCGGGGCGAGGCTCAGCGTAGCGAGCAAAACAACCCTGCCCCGTCCACACAAAAAGCGAAAGGAGGCAGGGCACAATGGGAGAAATGGAAGTCAGAGTCAGAGTCGAGAGTCTCAGTAAGCTCAAGCTCGCCATGAGCAGCGACAAGGATGGCGCGCTGGTGACGCAGGTGAGCTTCGAGATCCCCGGCAAAATCGAGTCAGCCGCTCGAATGCTGAACCTGATCAAGCAGAAGCAGCCCATGTACTGCGTGATCGGGTGCGCGCAGGCGCGCTTCGACCTCCAGGTCGTCGAGGTCTTCGAGAAGGACAAGCGCGCCGCTCAGTCCGAGGCGGATAAGGCATTGGCCGCCGGGGAAGAGCCGACGATGGACCTCCCCACGTTTCGCGTGATCCACTTGGAGTCGAAGGACTCCTGGGAGGGCCTCGCCATGTCGCCGGAGGCAGCCTGCGAGCAGGCAGGGTGGCCGCCTGAGGAATGCACCATCAAGCGGCGCACGGCGAAGGGCGGATGGGCGAAGGCAGAGGTATCGGCAGAGGCTCCAGTGGAAGAAGCCCCTCCTGCGGAGGCTACTGGAGCCGACAACGGCAGGGGCGATGCCGCTGACATTGGCGCTGCGCTGGACAGTCTCAGCGCATGGCTCGATGCCAACGCCCAGGAAGACGCGAGCGGCGAGTATTACATCGACTGCCCTTTCCATGAGGACAAGCAGAGGAGCCTGTGCATCAATCGGGAGCAGGACCTCTACGAGTGCACGGTCTGCGGCTCGACCGGCAACCTGATGCGCTTGGCAGAGCGCCTCGGGCTCGTCAAGGAAGAGGCAACGGCAGGAAGTATGTAGCTGGCTGACCAGGCGGAGCCAGAGGGGATTCGGGTGCCGGAGTCCCCCGGGGTCGTCGAACCCTGAGCGGACCTGAATTGGCGGCGGTCTCTCCCCGCCAGTCGGCTTCGGTGCGTAGCTGGCTTCCGCAAGTCCGGTAGAGTCCTGACGGTCGTAGGGACCGGAGCCTGGTCAGAACAGTCCTGGGGGGTAGGTTTTGCTGGTGGTGCGGTGGGCCTGCCCCCCCAGGGGGAATCCAGAATGGAGGCAGGGCATGGACTACGCGAAGGGACTGAACAAGACCAGTATCCAGACGACCGACTTCACGATCAGCCCTGTTACCGGCTGTCTCCGCGGTTGCTCCTACTGCTATGCGAGGGACTTGGCTGAGACCCGCCTGGGGAAGAGGTATCTGGCCAACAGCATCGCCATCCAACCCGACCCGCTGAGGACTAGCGAGGCGTGGGAGGCCCTGTGGCAGCGAAGCCACGACGACCCGTTCTACCCGAGACTGTGGACGGAGCGTGCTGGACCGCTGCGGGTCTCACGCAACTTCCGGAGTCGCAATTCCTATCTGCCCCAAGGCAGCGCCATGGTGTTCGTGGTCGACATGGGCGATCTCTTCGGACCCTGGCTTTCGGACACCCTAGTCCGAAACATCGTGTCCATCATGTGCAGAGAGAATCGGCGCCATGTGCTCCAATTCCTCACGAAGTACCCGGAGAGGCTGCCAGAGTTCAACCCCTGGCCGCACAACGCCTGGGTGGGCGCGACGGCGACGAGGCCAGGAGAGGTCGTAGGGGCCTGCCAGGAGCTCCGGCGCGTGTACGCGGACGTCCGGTACCTGTCGATCGAGCCGATGATCGGCGACCAGTGGAAGCACTCGGATCTCGTCGAAGACATGGACGGCGTGGTCGATTGGGTGATCATCGGGCAAATGACCGGTCGGCATGCTTCCGAGGCGACGCGCATCGACGCGAAGCAACTAGAGCCGCTCGTAGAACAGTGCGAGCGCGTCGGCGCCAGGGTGTTCATCAAGAACAACGTGCATGAGGGCGCGCTGGTCAACCTGAGAAGACCGCTTGAAACCTTCCCGTACACGAGGACGCCGCGGGATGGTTGCTGAGTCGGTAGCGGCAGGGTGGCAGCCAGCTGGCGCCCCCTTTGGATTCGTCTGGTTCCTACGCAAGGTCCAGATTGAAGAGTACCGGATCAGGTTCGTTTGGGCGCTGCGAAGAGACCCGTGCCCCAGGTGGTCGGACTATCCCGACCGCGGTTGCCGTTGGGGGCACGCCATGGCTGGCCAGCCATGCGCCTGCGTCGACTGTCCGTTGCCCCGCTGCGTCGAGGACAAAGACGGGCGGGCGAGACACCTGGGCGGGGAGCTAGCGACGGAAAGGGACAGGTGGGTGGTCCTACTGGCGAGCATGGGCTGGACGGACCGAGCGATCGCAGGAGTTCTAGCCTGCACTCGGGTCCGGGTGACACAGGTCCGGAACGGCCTCGGCTATCTCAAGTCCGAGGCGGTAAGGGGGCACTCGTGAGAGCGCTGAGCATCCGGCAGCCTTGGGCATGGCTCATAGCGACCGGAAAGAAGAACATCGAGAACCGACGATGGTCGACCACGTTCAGAGGCCGGGTCTACATTCACGCCGGCCAGCGATGGGATGATGAGGCTTTGGAGTGGCTGCTCAGGAACAATATGTCGATCGTGGATTCCCTCTTGCTGCATAGCCGAGCTATTCCCCGAGGCGGCATCATAGGCGAGGTCGACATTACCGGCTGCGTCACAGAATCCAACTCTATGTGGTTCGCAGGACCCTATGGATTCACGCTGTCCAACGCCAAGCTGTACCCGCAGCTCGTGCCATACAAAGGGCGCCTCGGTTTCTTCGAGGTTCCAGAGGACATAGCGGCAATAGCATGGGGCACCCTAGGAGGTTCAAAGTGAGTGCATACGGAAGCAATTACCCACCCGGAGTGACGGGGAACGAGTACGAGATAGCCGGTCCTGACTATGAGACAGAGGTAGACGGCGAGTGCCCCGTCTGCGGCAAGAGCAACGTGTTGTGGGAATGGTGTGTTGGAGGCAATCGCTGGATCGAGTGTTCAAACTGCGACCATTACCGCGAGCTGCCTAGATTGGAGAAGTCCGACTATGACCCTGCACTGTAAAGACTGCCGGCACTGGAGGCCTGGCCCACCGGCGATACACCCGATGCTCGGCTGCTGCGGAAACGCCGGCGCTATATGCCTACACCACCCGCCGGCGACCATGAGCGACGGCACGATGCACCAGTGGGGCGCCGAGCAGGCCTGTGCCTACTTTGAGAAGGGAGAGACCCATGTTCACAAGAGCTCAAGCTGACGCAATCAAGGTGCTGCTGTATAAGCAGTCGGAGAGAACAGCCGGATTACAGCACCACTACCTCAGCCCAGGCGGGTTCGACGCTGTAATACGAGAGTTGGAGGCTATGACCGATGGAGAAAGCAAAGGTACTCACACACGGGTCTGCCGTGATCCAGAGCGACCCCATGGCAGAGTCGGACGGTCGCACCGTTGAACTCACCATCCTCGGCCCCCCCGTTCCGAAGGGTCGGCCGAGGATCGTCAGGCCAGAAGGGCATCATCACCCAATGGGCTACACGCCAAAGCCTACTCGCTTGAAAACCGTAGAGGTCCGCCAAGCCTATGTCGCACGATACGACCGCATGGTATTCAGGAAGCACGAGCCCCTGATTCTGGACGTCCTGTCCGTCATGGAGCGCCCCCCGTCGGCGCCGAAGAAACGCCGCTGGCCAGCCGTGAAACCCGACCTTAGCAACATCGTGCAGCTCGTACAGGACGCGCTCAATGGCCTGGCCTACCCCGACGACGCCGCGGTCGTGGTCGGCGAGCAGGGCAAGGTCTACGGCTATCCGCCGAGGACGTTGCTGAGGCTGCGGCTGGCGACTGAGCAGGACCTACTACGGTTCCAGGCTAAGGTCGAGCAATGGGGTTCAGGAGAGCAGCCGTGAGTGACGAGCTGAGCGACCGAGAAATGAAGCATGCCTGCTGCCTGTGCCGCTATCTGGAGTGGCGCTACATGCGCACGTTCAGCGAGGGAGGGGACATAGGTTGTCGCGTCGCTGTTGGCGTGTGTATCCTCCTGGACCCGCCCTTCATACCGACGGATAGATGCGGCGAGTGCGAGAGCCGGCTTGACAAGCCGACAGTGGCCAGGCAGGACAAGGACAAACACGCATAAGGAGGCGACGAACAATGCTGACAATCAAGTGCATTGAGAAGGACGTCGAGTACATCGGGCAGGACTTCTGGAATGAGCACTGCAAGACGTGCCCACAGAATCACCTGACGACAGTCACGAGCTCGGAAGTCCGCTGTCCTCACCTGGTCCACATGCAGACGAGCAAGCCGAGGAATAAGGCGAAGGCCGCAGACGAAGAGAAGAAGGTCGGGACGCCGGCCGCGGTGCCCTGCAGCATCGCGTCGTAGGACGCCGAAAAGCGACGTGCTATGACGTGGGATACCCGTTCGACTGGCAAGGGGGCAAAATCGCAGCGAGGCGAACGGATGAGCGGACGATTGACCGCTGATGTCGGAAAAATGCACAGCATGACGGGGACACATAGAGCGGAGACGCGGAGTGGCGCAGCGGGAGCGCGCGGGACCCATGATCCCGAGGCCGGGGGGTTCAACTCCCCCCTCCGCTACCAATGTAACTACCAGGAGTGACTACTAACGAGGGGCAAGCCGATTATGAGGATTCTGAGGGTGTTTCCACAGCGCACCAGTTATACACCAACCGACGACATGGCGGCCGTCGGTGAACCCAATATGTTCATGCCTGACCCGGCCGACGTCGAGGAGGTACACGTATCTGCTACCTTCTCTTGGGACTGCACGGTGGCCGAGCGGCTAGCCCAGGCGTGGGGCGTGTACTACCCGAACGTCCGTGTTGGGGGACCGGCCTATCGCTCGCCGGTGAACGGCTTTTCCCCAGGTCTCTACGTGAAACAGGGCGTCACATTCACGACACGCGGGTGCAACAACCAGTGTCCATGGTGCATCGTGCCGGACCTCGAGGGACGCTTGAGCCTCATACCCGAACCAGCGCCTGGCTACATACTCCAAGACAACAACTTGCTGCAGGCGCCGCGATCCCACGTCGACAAGGTGTTTCGTATGCTGCGGCGCCAGGGCCGCCGCGTCGAGATAAAGGGCGGGCTCGATGCACGCCTAGTCGACGATTGGGTGGCCGAGGAACTGCGGGGTATGCCTATCCGGTACCTGTTCCTGTCTTGTGACTATCCGGAGGCGATCGTGCCGTTGCGCCAAGCCATACGTCGGCTCCGCTTCCTGGACCGTGAACATCTGCGGTGCTATGTCATGGTCGGGCGAGACGGCGAAACGCTGGAACAGGCCCTTGACCGACTCACATGCGTCTGGGCTGCCGGATGCACGCCGTTTGCGATGCTTTACCAACCCACAGACGTCGAGGAGCCGCTGGACTACGGACCTCGCTGGCGCCGACTGCAAAAGATGTTCACTAGGCCAGCCTATACCAAGCTCGTCATGGCCGGCCATATCACAATCTGAGGGGGTGTTTCATGGATAGCATCGTGATCGTTTGCCTGGTTTGCCTCGGGGGATGCATAGCCTTGGCATTCCTCACCCTGGGCCTGGCAGGGTTGGTCCTCAAGCTCTACACCGAATACTTGAAAGACCAGAAGCAAGACCGGCGCCAGGCAAAGCAGCCCGGAATTCCCTTGGAGGGGCAGAAGCTCATCGCGCGACTTGATGGCACGCCGGGCCTACGGGACCCTGACGCACCGTGCGACCGTATCCTGCCCCGGATGGTGTTCGACGTTGACGGCAAGATCATGTCAGCGCTTGACGACGGCTTGCCGGCGGATCTGGAGGAACGGATGCGCGCCAGGCACCGCGACTGGAACGACCAGGCCGAGCGAGCCGAGGCCGAAGAGGGGGGGTGAGGCATGCCTAGTTCATACATTGCCAGTCAGAGAAGCATTCACGTCGGGATCATCGACGACAAGCGCGTCAATGACCTCGAGGACCCCTGGTACATCACCGGGCACTTCCGCGCTCTGCTACG